CGAATATAAATTAAAACATAACTTAACTACTCAAGCACAATTATTAGCAGATGAAAACAAAGATTTAAGTATTGCTGACGCAGAACAAATCATAGAAGCTAATAAATCTAAAAATGAATTGGAGATAGTCGATGAAGCTGAAAATAGAAACGCTGATTAATTTTAACTTTCATAAAGTTACTGGAGCTGCTTTTAAAACAAACCTAGCTAAAAGCTTAGACAATTTAGCAAAATCAGCAAAAGCCAAAGTAAAGAAAACATTTAAATTGCAAAAAGATATAGATGGTAAAAAATTTGCACCATCAACCTCTGGATATTTAAATATGAAGCATAAGTTTAATCAAAATAAAATTAAATCAAATCAAATTATGACAGATACTGGAAGATTGAAAAGAAGTATTGATTCGCATACAAGTCAGCAGCTTTTAGAGTCTGTTGTAGGAACGCCTTTAGGTAGGTATGAAAAACATTTAGAAGATAATGTATCAGGAGTGGTAAGAGGTAAGTCTGTATATAAGGGATATAGAGGAGATTTTTCTACTATACCACAAAGAAAATTCTTTTTCACATCTGATGAAGAAGCATTTGAGAAGATGGAAAAGCACATTGATAAAGAAGTAGATGAGTTTTTTGAAGAATTTATAAGGAATCTTTCTACAAGTATGCGTAAACTTAAATAATGAAAGATCTAATACAGAAATTATATTTAATGGTTTTAGAGCTTAGAGAAATATCTGAAGCTAATAACGAACTACTAGGGTTTTTATGTATGAAAATAGCACCAAATAAAACATCAACAAAAGAAATAGACAAAAGCGACATATCTTATATATCAATGGAAATGTCAGAACTATGTGAAAAGTATGATATTATGCCTGAAGATTTTGGCGTTGCTTAGATTCTAATTCTTCTAATTTTTTTAACCACTTTCTTCTTTCACTATTGGTAGGACGGCGAGAAGGCAATGGTTTTAATCCAACCTTTTTAGCTCGTTGCAATAAAGCATATCTACTAGCTCTATCCTCTCTAAGTTTTTTTTGCGACGGCTTTTTGCCTTTTTTAATTCTTTCTATAGCTTTTCTTTCACTTATCTTACGCTTTAATGGTTTGTCATTTATCTTATTTCTTTCTGGAAGAGTTTCTATCTTTTCTTTAATCTCTTCGCTTTCAGCGTCTATAATATCTTCTGCGTCTATCTGCTCTGCTTTCAAAAACTTTTCGAATGGGCTATCTACGGTTACATTAATGTTTTTCACAAGTTTCCCTGAATGTTCTAATACTAGACGCCCTGCCTGGACATTACCTTCAACTGCCTCTCTTATCATACTATCTAATACCATTGGGAGCTTAGAGTTGAAAGAAACCATATATTTTTTATAGTATAAATCAATAAATCTATCATCTGCAAACCAGTTATGTATTGTAGATTCTCCCAGCTTTAAATGTTCTGCTAATTCTTTTTTAGACAATTCTGGATTGTGGATCAATAAATCAATAGCAGCCATTTGATTGGCTTTCTTTAGCTCAAGATTGCTCATTTGCCTTGTCCTCTATATTTCTTCTTATAGTGTTTTTTAGATTGCTTATTTCCAAACTTGGTGTTGTGGCTCATACCTTGTCGAGTTTTTTTTGCACCGTTCGATTTTCTAGTGCGATCTTGAAATAATGATTTTCTCATTTCTTGTAAACTTTTTCTGCTCCTGCAATTCCAAATGAGCCAAGTGTAACCCAAACAAATGAATTATAAATGTAGTCGTTTACTAAAAGCTCAATTCCAATTATACCCATCACTAAATCAACGATGCCAAATACACACATCAACGCAAAGGATAAAAAGCCAATAATATTTTTTTCATTGTATTCGTTTTTGTCTTTGAATAATTCCCACATAATTTACCCCTTTAGGTATTTAAATTTTCTCTTGAATGGATTGCCTTTCAATTTTTGTTTTACTGATTTCTTTTTCATTCCATAAAGACGCTTAGGTATAAAGTTTCTTGCTGATGATACGGTAACATTCATTTTCCAACCTTACGCATTGCTGCAGTATGTGCTTGTTTAAAGGTTTTACCTTTTCTCATTGCTGCTGCCATAGATCGTAAATGTGCTTTGGTGTGATGAATTTTATGTCTGCTCATCTGTCTTTTCTGTGTTTTGTTTAATCCTTTTAGACTAACACCTTTTAAATTTTTAGCCATTACTTCTTCTTGCCTTTCTTCATCTTTTTCTTTTTATTTTTTTTCTTTCCAGTATGATACGGCATAACTATCTCCTTTTAATTTTATTTTTCGGACACGATTTAATGTATTCAATTCTGTTTTGTATCTTTAATCCAGTATGTAACCCACAATAAGTTATACTCTTTTCCTTCGCAGCAAACGAGCATTTCTTGTCGATCAAAGAACAGTAGTCAAACACGCTAATCGATGTCTAATTCTTTGCGTAATTTGCTATCTGACATAGATGCTGGAGCATTAATGACCAATTTAGGTACTTGAGGTATCCTCTTTACGAGGAACTTCTCATCTTCACATAAACACAATTCTAATGCGTCCTCAGTCATTTTTTGCTCTACTTCGAATACTTTATCGCACTCTAAACATCTGTAATCATATCTTGGCATAGGACAATTTACTGGTAAAATGCAATAAAAAACCACGAAAATTTAGGATTTGTGATCTAGTGAAAAACCACAAAAAAATTAGTGCAGCAATATCTCTGCAACTCTAGTATTATTAGTCGTTTACGGGAATTTTTTATTTTCTTGATTCTTAATATACTAGTATTAAATTATTACTATTTATACGCTAGTCGTTAATCGCATTTTCGCAAGGATCACTCATAGACTTCCATATTATAAGCGAGTACGCCCCTACCCCCCTAGAAAAAATCTGCTTTGCTTCGTCGTTTTAAAAATTGGGGCGTGGTGTTGCTAGTTGCTAATACTATAATACCCCTTAAAAAAATATTACATAAAATGTAAAAAAAGCTAACACCCATAAAAGATTTATGCTTAAATTCGAATGTAATGAGAATAAACAAGGAATTACAAATAATGAACTTAACAAAAAGAGAAGATGTTTTAAAATTTGCAGCTCTTACTGTTGCTAAAGATTATAACTCTTCAATTCAAATAATAAATAATTGGCTTGTAAATAATCCGTTTGACCATAACGCAATGAGCCAATTTAAAGGGAATAAAAACCCTGACAAAAAAAAGAAATATCTAGGTAGCCCTCAAAACATATACCAAGATAAACTTTTACCAATTTTAAAAGCTGCAAACTCTTCAAATCCTAAAGAAGAACTTTATAAGCTTTTTGATGGTAAAGGTAAAATAAACAACATATCAATTTTTTCAGATGGTAACGCAAAACTAAAATTCTTAAACTATTCAACTATGCCAAAAGTTAATTGTGGAGGAGCAGGAAGCTGCTTAAGTTTTTGCTACTCGTTTAAGAGTTTAAGAAATCCCAATGTTGTGGCTCGATGGGTTGCCAATACCATATTAGAAAACCACGCTTTCGAAATTATAGAAGATTCTTTAAGATGGAACTTAGGAAGGAAGATATACAAAAGAGAAGATAAGGATCAAGTAGTAGATTTTCGTCTATATAATGATGGAGATTTTCAAAGCTTAGATAAAATGTTGTCTTGGTTTGACATCTTAAATAAGTTCCCAACTCTTAGAGCTTACGCTTATAGCAAGAGCTTACATCTCTTCAAAAATTTTATTGATGAGTACGGAGCAGTAAATATTCCTAAAAACTTTCTGCTAAATCTTAGCTCTGGAGTACACCCAATATATAAACCCCTTAAAAAAGTTTTATCTCAATATGACTTTGTAAGGGGGGATTTTATAGGGTTGCCGATGGATAAAAAAGTAAAGCCTACGGATTTAACCAAAGAAGATAAAAAAGAACTAAGACAAAAAGCCAAGAGTTTAGGTTTTCAAAAGACTTTTATTTGTGGGGGAATTTGTCAAACTTGTACAAATCAAGGTCACGCTTGCGGTATGAGTAAATTTAAAAATGTTACCATAGTAACGCCGATACACTAACAACATAAGGAAGTAAGAAAATGAGTATAAAAGAAATGAGAAAAATAGATGATATAAGAATATTAAGCTCTGAACATCTAATCAAAATGAAAACAACGCAACACGCTTTAAAAGAATTTTGCGTTTTTGTAAGTGAAGCAACCATAAAAAGTAAAGTAGTTACGGAAGAGGGAGAAGAGGGATTTTTTACAAGCTTTTTTGTAAGTAAAAACCCCTTAAACATTCAACATAATACGGAGATTAAAAAAAATGTTAGTTGAAATTATAGCTTATACGCTTTTTATATTGTTCTTTTGGGAGCAACTAAAAAAAGCAATTCAAGAGCTAGATTAAACAAAGCAAAAAAAAGACAATGATAAAATATATTCTTAGTTCTAAAATTTTTAAAGTAGTTGATCCTTCTCTAATATTATTTATTGGAGGGTATTTTTATTTTTTTATAAAGCAGCTTATAATATTTTTAAAGAAAAAATTTTTATTAATAATAAACGAGGTTAAACAATGAACGAGTATAATATTAGAATAGGAAACGATCCGAAAGAGTATAAATTAAATCATTTAAGAGCATTTAATATAAAAGTATTACCTGCTACTAATTATAAAGGTACTAGGGTTGTAATTAATGATTTAAGAAATAAAAAACGAGTAGTGCAATCTTATAATTATGAGATTGGATGTATTAGAAATCAAGCTTTTAAATTTTTGCTAGATTTAGGTATTAAAGTAAATTCTTTTTATTACAATGAAAAAGATTATACTTATACGCTTTTAACTGAAAATTTCGAAACGATGATTAATAATAAACGAGGTTAAACAATGAAATATAAAAAAAGAAGTAATAATATTTATGCAGATTATGAATATTATATTGAGCAAGAGGATTTATTTCATATAGCTTTTTTTAACTTTTTCACTAATAATAAAGAAAGGGCGAAAGTTAATTATATATGGAAGGCGTTATTAAAACAACATAACAAGGAAGGAATAAATGAAACCAAATAAAAAAGAGATTAAAGGAATAAGAGAAGCAATTTATAAATATTTTGACACTAACGAAGATGAAGCTTATATAGATTCTGATAGAATTGCAGTAGTTAGAAATTATATTTCTGATTGTCCAAGTTGGGTTGGAGATGTTGCTTTTGTATTATTCGGAGATGTAGAATTTAATTTAATACTTAGGAAGTCCAAAGATACTTGGAAACCATTTAAGCACATTGACGAAAATCATTTAACCAGGATTGAAGATGAGTAAAGAAAAACATATACTATCTGATTTCAAATTAAATCAAAATTTTGAAAACTTAGTAGATAGACATATAGAAGAGTCTTTGGATCAAGGACTTGAAATAACAAATTTAGGTTGGGCGACTACTGAAAAAGAAATTTGCAGTAAGGCGTTTTATTCTAATAATCAGACAATAGGTGTATATTTAACTTCAGGAATAAATGAAGATGGATATTATCATATTGTAGAGCCAAAAAAACAAATAAGGGAGCAGCTATGAGTGTAAGTAAAGAGAAGTTCTTTAGATTTCTTAATTCTAGAGATAAAGGAACTTATAATGTGTTTGATCCTAGATTTAGAGAGGACGCAAATTTGACAAAAGATGAAACCATCTTTATAATTCGCAACTTCGATGAATTGGAATTGCAGCACAACAACAAAGCTAGTATTGTTAATTACTTTAATAGCAAATAAAAAACGAAAGGGGGAGCAAAAAACTCCCCCTTCTCGCTAACAAACAAGGTTATATGAATGAACATATAGAAAGGATCTCAACTTACAAACGAATATTTAATATTCATAAAGAAAAAATATTTTTACTAAATTGTATTATTTTCTTTACACATTTGTATATTTATATTTATATTGTCATACAAGGAATGAACAAAAACAAAACAATTTATTATTTATTGGGCATAGCTATATCTTATATCTCATTATATATCCTATCAGTTAAATCACATTATAGCTATGTCCATATTTTTTAACAAACAAGGAGAACAAATGAAAAAAGATAAAAATGGAATACCTTATAATTTAGAAGTACCTATTTATTATAATGTAAAGGACGGATTTTATATTTTAGAAATGGATACTATGATTGATGAGTTTAATGACAAATTAAAATCGTTAGATAGTCTTTGCGTAAAATTGAAAAAGGGAAAATAATGGAAGAAGATAAAAAAATGAAAAAGTGGGTTGATAATAAAATTAATGAACTAAAGCAAAGTGGCGAGTATTATTTAGAAAGAGGTACTAGTCATATAACATTGCAAGATATTGAAAAGAAGTGCCAGGATCAAATAGTAGATACTGACAAACCTATCAAGATACAAAGAGTTGTTTGTGGAGGTAATGCTCAAGAAGTATTTTATACTTGGG